CACTTCCCCCACCAAGGCCAGAGCCCAGAACTGGAGCTAGGCCCCCAACCTCAATTTTCGATGACTGCCATCCTTCAAAAAACCACCCACCTGCCACCCCAGGCGCTGCCCATCGAGCGGGCGGTCCTAGGTGCAGCGATGCGCCAAGCCGAGGCCACGGCCACCGCCCTGAGCATGCTTGCCCCGGAAGCCTTCTACCAGCCCGGCCACCAGTTGATTTTCTCGGCCATGCAGGAGCTGCAGGCCAGCGGCTCGGCCGTGGACATGCTCACGGTGCACAGCTACCTCAAAGGCAAAGGCACGCTCGAGCGCGCCGGCGGCATCGCCTACGTTGCCGACCTCACCAGCGAGGTGAGCAGCAGCGCCCACATCGAGGCGCACTGCCGCATCTTACTCCAGTTCCACGCCCGGCGCACGGTCATCACCGCCGGCACTCTGATGCAAACCCACGGCTACGACGAGGGCCGTGACCCATTGGAGGTGCTGGCTGAGGCGCAGCAGCAGCTCATCGGCCTGCACACCGTGCTCGACCAGCGCCCCGCCCAAACGGTAGCTGACCACTTTGATGCCGTGTTTGCCAAGCTGGAGCAGGACGTGCTCAAGCCCGGCATGACGGGTGTGCCCACTGGCCTGATGGAGTTGAACGACTCGACCGGCGGCTGGCAGCCCGGCGACCTCATTATCATCGCGGCTCGCCCCGCCATGGGCAAAACGGCGGTGATGCTGCACGCGGCCCGCGAGGCAGGCCTCGACCACGACAAGCACGTGGCCATCTTCTCGCTGGAGATGCCGGCGGCGCAGCTGGTGCAGCGCCTCGTCTCCTCAGAGGTCGAGGGCTATAGTAATTCCGACCTGCGCCGCGGCAACGTGCGCGGCGGCGTGGCTGAAGTGGCCAGCATCCGGGAGAAGGCTGCCCGCCTCAAAACCCTAGGGCACCGCCTGCACGTCGACGACACCCCTGGCGTCAGCATTCAGCAGCTACGGGCCAAGTGCCACCGCCTGCAGGCCAAGCACCCACTGGGGTTGATTATGGTCGACTACATCCAACTGATGAAGGGCGACGGCAAGGGCCGCGGCAATCGTGAGCAGGAAATAGCCAGCATCAGCCGTGGGCTCAAGGAGCTTGCCAAAGAGCTAAACGTGCCCGTCATCGCGCTCAGCCAGCTGTCGCGCGACGTAGAGAAGCGCGGTGGCCAGAAGCGGCCCCAGCTAGCCGACCTACGCGAGTCGGGCGCCATCGAGCAAGATGCCGACATCATCATGTTCCTCTGGCGTGGCGAGTACTACAAAATCGACGAGTACGATGATGGCAGCCCAACCGCCGGCACGCTGCTCATGGACATCGCTAAGAACCGCAACGGCTCGGTGGGCGAAATCATCGTGGGCTGCAACCTGCGCCGTGGCCTCATCTACGACCTAGGCACCGAGCCTGGCACGTCGGCCGAGGAGCTGCCTGCAGCAGCCGAGTACCAGCCCCGTCGCATTACCACCAGCACCCAGGACGACTTCAGCCAGCCGCTGGTACTACCCCAGGCCCCACCTGACGCGCCTTTCTGATGGAACAGTACTCGCCCCGCATGGCCGTCGCTGTACGCCGTGAGCTACGCCAAGCCAATGGCAAACGCTTCGCTGAGCTACTGGCCTACTACAAGGTGCGTGGCGGCCCAGGACTCGGCCTCGCTCAGAAGGAACTAGCTGAGCGTCAGTCCCGCCAAACGCATAACAGAATTTATAACAACCCACATCAAGCGGCCTAGGGCCACCTACCCCATGCAGCCTACCACCCTCAACCCCGAAACCCACTGCCTCGACTGCGGCGAAGTGCTCAGCGAGTACGGCCACTGCTGGCAGCACCACTGGCCCCCGATGGACCCCGCGCAGGATGCTACAACCTCAGCCCCGGCGTTGGCGCACCCAGTCCAACAGCAGCAGCCCCCCTGCCAGCAGTAGGCTACACACTAGCGAACCTGCCAAACTATAGATTAAAGCTGCTCTCATGCAGCAAATAAACATCAATCCACTAAGTATTTACAAAAATGCAACCCGAAACCACTTCCGAAACTAGTCTCGTCGAGAACTGGGCCATCCTTGAAATTATGGGCCACGAGCGCCTCGCTGGCCGCCTCACTGAAACCACCATCGCCGGCGTGCCCATGTTGCGCGTGGAAGTGCCCGCCACCGAGAAGCTGCCCGGCTTCACCCGCCTGCTCAGCGGGGCCAGCATCTTCTCGCTTACGCCAGTACCGCAGGACGTGGCCACCCTCGTCGCCGGCCAGCTGCAAAAGACCGCCGTCAGTGGCATCCCGGCCTATGGCTTCACCTTCGGCCAGCAGCTGCAAATGAGCCAGGCCCTAGGGCTGCCCGCCCCGAAGGAGCCCAAGGCCAGCATTTTTCCCGGCGATGATGACGAGGAAGAAGACGACCCTTTCGAAGATGACTGCGAGCAGTGTGGCGGCCCCACCCGCGAAGGCTTTTGTCGCACCTGCCAAGCATGAGCCCCTACGATGACCCCGCTGTGTCGGCTGGCGAAATAGCCGACTACCTCGACCAGTTGCGCCTGTCCTTGCCAAGCTGTGCCTTGGATAGTGAATCCAGCACGGATATGACCCTCTCGATTGATAGTCTACCACAAGCATATTCCTCCAATAGCCACTCTTCATAGCTATTAGGCGCTATCGCTGTGCCTTTTGTCCATGCTAGGGCAGCGGCTACTACTCGGCGGCGTTTTTCTTCAGTAAGCATGGACCAAAGGACACACACAGTTTCCGCACTCTAGTAGGTAGAACCACCCATTTACCATGAGTAAAACCCTTAGATACTAATGCTGCGCACCGCCTCCCGAGTCGATGCCAACCAGCCCGCAATTGTCAATCAGTTGCGGGCTATTGGCGCTTCTATCCTGCACGTCCACCAACTTAAGAACTGTTTCGACTTGCTCGTGGGCTACCGCAAGCAGACGTTTCTCTTCGAGATAAAAGACCCAGCGCAGCCGCCCAGCGCCCGCAAGCTCACCCCCGGCGAGGCCAAGTTCCGCGATGAATGGCGTGGCTCCGAGTACCACGTCATCGAGACGTTCGAGCAGGCTGTAGCCATCCTCACCGCCCGCCCTGGGCCCGCTACCTGCCCGCACTGCCAGGGCAAGCTCACGCCATGAATATCCCACCCATCACAAACCCTAGGGCCTACGCCACGCACCTGCTGGTAGCCTGGCAGGCTGAGCTACTCGAGCGCCAGGCGCCTAGCAAGCCCGGCCGACCTAACGCCCTACTGGCGCTCATTACGGTGGAGCTCGCCCGGCGCAAACAGGCCACTAATTAGGAACGAAACTACTTGCTTAATCATTTCTGCATTTGTATATTAGATACCTTTTCTGCCCTGCTTATGCTACCCACCTACGACCCTGTTCTTAACTTACCCGCACCCACCCCGCTCCCCACCTTGCAAGTCACTTCTGCAGGGCGGCTTACTCTGAGCATCGCCTTGATGCACGAGCTTAATCTGGAGAACGGTAGTCGCGTCAACCTGGTGCCGCCTGTCTATGGCAGCGAGTACTGGCACCTCGACCTGCGCCCTACTGCGGCCCGCACGGTGGAGTGGCACAATGGCTCTGCCCCTCGGGTGAAGAACGTCGACCTGCCGCCCTGGCTGGTGCCTAATGCCATTCGCCTCATGCTCGTGCGAGAGAAGCAGACGCATCCAGATTACTACCCCTTACTGCCTACTCATGCCCTCGCTGCCTAGGTCCCCACGTCGGCCCTGGCAGCCTGCCCCTGCTAAGCGAGAGTATGTGCAGCATGCGGCTCGTGATAGCCGCTACGACACGGCTAGGTGGCAGGCGGCCCGCAAAGCGCAGATAGCCCGCTGCCCGTGTTGTGAGGAGTGCGAGCGTCAGGGCCGTGTGACGGCCGCTACCGTGACCGACCACATTACCCCTGTGCGCCTAGGCGGTGACTTCTGGGACGCTCGCAACCACCAAAGCTTGTGCCGAGCCTGTCACCAGGCTAAGAGTGCGTCAGAACGCACGCAAATGGCTCCTAGGGGGTAGGGGGTCGAAATCCTTGGGCGTCATCACCTCTACACCGTAGCCCTGAGTCAAATTCTCGTGCTGTCAGGTTAGACAGGTTTTTCATAGATTGTATTTTAACAACTTTTATAGCATTATGCCAGGCCCACCCCCAAAACCCGCTCGACAAAAGCGGTTAGAGGGCACCCATCGCAAGGACCGAGAGGCGCCTAACGCGCTGGACTTCAACCCCGCTGTAGACTTACCTGCCCCACCCGACGACCTACGCCCCGAAGCTGCGCGCCAGTGCTGGGAAGTGTGTGCAAAGGAATTGCACGCCAAAGGCATGCTGGCCTCGGTGGACTTGGCGCTACTACGCGCCTACTGCTACCAGACGGCACTGATGCTGGAGGCTGAGGAGGAGTTGGAGCTGAATGGCAAAACCGAAACCCGCTTCACGGCTAACGGCTCGCACCAAGTGCGCTCGCCTTGGGTGGCCATCCTCTCCGATGCCACCGAGAAGGTGAGCAAGATTGGGCAACAATTTGGCTTTAGCCCCAGTAGCCGCACGCGAATCAGTGTGCCGAAATCAGAGAAAAAGGAAGCCGACCCCTGGGCTGATTTGTAAATGAGTACTCCCCGCAATTACTGCGCGATTGCCACCCGCTATGCCAAGCAAATGGTGGACGCTTATGCTAAGGAAGAGGCCATTAAGGTCGAACTGCGCCCCGTGCAGCTCGACCTTAAAAAGCTGCGCCAGCAGGAGGAGCCCGACGCCGACGCCGTAGCCGCCCTGGAGGCCGCGATTGCCCGCCACCAGCAGCGCATCTACAGCCTAAAGGTGCGCTGCAATAAGTACGTGGCCCTGGCCTGCGAGCGCCAGCTAAACGACTTGAAGCGCAAGCGTTTTGCCTACACCTTCAACGAAGAGAAAGCCAACCGCATCTGCAAGTTTATTGAGCTACTGCCCCATACCAAGGGCGAGTGGGCGGGCCGCCCCATCGTGCTGGAGCCCTGGCAAATCTTCATCCTGACCACCGTGTTTGGCTGGCTGGATAAGAAGGGCCGGCGCCGCTACAAGGTCACGTACCTGGAAATTCCGCGCAAAAATGCCAAGAGCACGCTCAGCTCAGGCGTAGGGCTCTACATGCTAGCCGCCGATGGCGAGGGCGGGGCCGAGGTCTACAGCGCGGCCACCACCAAGGACCAAGCGAAAATCGTGTGGAAGGATGCCAAGGGCATGGCCCAGAAATGCAAAGGCCTGCAGGCGCGCTTCGGCGTGAAGACGGCCGCCCACAGCATCTATACCGAGGAGGGCAGCAACTTCCTGGCCCTGGCCCGCGACCAAGGCGGCAACCTCGACGGCCTGAACGTACACTGCGGCATCATTGACGAGCTGCACGCCCATAAGACCCGCGAGGTGGTGGAAGTAATCGAGACGGCCACCGGTGCCCGCACACAGCCGCTGCTCTGGCAGATTACCACGGCCGGCTTCAACCTAGCCAGCATCTGCTACGAGCAGCGCACCTACACGGCCAAGGTGCTGCAGGGCCAGTTCACCGACCACCAGCACTTCGGTATCATCTTCACCATTGATGCCGATGATGACTGGGCGCACCCCACCAGCTGGCAGAAGGCCAACCCCAACTGGGGCATCAGCGTGAATGAGGAGGATATTCAGCGCAAAGGCAGCATGGCCGTGAAGGTGGCCGCCAAGCGTGGTGGCTTCAAAACCAAGCACCTCAACGTGTGGGTAAATGCCAAGGAAGCCTGGATGGACATGCAGAAGTGGGCGCTCTGCGCCGACCCGAGCCTGAGCCTGGAGCAGTTTCGCGGCGAAGAGTGCGTGGGCGCCGTCGATTTGGCGACCAAGGTGGACATTGCGGCGCTGGTGCTACTCTTCAAGCGTGGCGAGCAGTACTACCTCTTCCCCTTCTTTTGGCTGCCAGAGGAAGCTATCGAGGGTCAGGATAATGCCCACTATGCTGGCTGGGCCGATGAGGGGTATCTGCAACTGACGACTGGCAACGTGACCGACCAGAACCTGATTCAAGACCAGGTGCGGGCCCTAGCTGCCGCGCACCAATTGCGTGGCCTAGCTTTCGACCCCTGGCAGGCCATGAAGTTTGGTACCGAGCTCACCGAGGAGGGGCTGAATGCCTCGGAGTTTCGCATGACCGTGCAGAACATGAGCGAGCCCATGAAGGAACTGCACGCCGCCATCATTTCGGGCAAGCTGACCCACCCTGATAACCCCGTGATGAACTGGATGATGAGCAACGTGGTGGCGCACACCGATGCCAAGGAGAACATCTTTCCGCGCAAGGAGCAAGCGCAGAATAAAATCGACGGGCCAGTGGCTAGCATTATGGCCATGGGCGAGTGGCTGACAGGCGAAGGCCCTGAAACCAGCATCTACGAAGAGCGTGGCCTGCGCCAGCTCTAGGGCTTGCCCCTAGTTTCCCCCGCCCAGAATTGCTAGACCGTAGCCCAGATTCGGAGCTTTGACACAGTTCAAGCCCCGCTGCTGTGTCTTTTTGGTCTAATCCATTTTCGCGTTCTACCTCCACCCCGCTGCAAGCGGCGGTGTCGGTAGAGCGTGAGCAGCGCAGCGCTGGCACTGACGTGCAGGTTAGCACCGAGAGCAACGATGCCCGCCTGCTGGGCATGCTAGGCTTTGGCGGTGGTAGTGTCGCTGGCGTACCCGTCAACCAGCAGACGGTGATGAGCATTGCTGCAGCTTATGCCTGCGTCAATAACATCAGCCAGGATATTGCGGGGCTGCCCTGCCAGCTGTTTCGGCGCGACCAAGGCAAGCGCACGCCAGTAGATGAGCACCCCGCAGTGCCGCTACTCAACTTGCAAGCCTGCGGCCTGCAGAACGCCTATCACTTCCGCCAGTCGATGACCGCGCTCACGTTGCTGCGGGGCAACGCCTATGCGCTGATTGTGCGGGCGGCGAAGCTGCGGCCCATCCAGCTGCTCTTCAAGCACCCCGACGAAACAGATGTGCGCAAATCGGGCGGCCGGCTTTGGTACAAGTTTAATGGTGACCCCAAGACCTACGCTGACTATGATGTCATTCACCTCAAGGGCCTGAGCCTCGACGGTGTGATGGGCGTGAGCGTCATTCACTATTTCCGCGAAACTTTCGGCAAGGGCCTAGCTGCGTCGAAAGCCCACACCAACTTTTACCAGAACGGCGCCAAGCCGTCGGGCACGTTGGAAATGGACAAGACGCTGACTGACGCCGCGGCAGCGCGCCTCACGGCCTCCTTTGCTTCCCAGTATTCGGGTGTAGAAAATGCTGGCAAGCCAATATTGCTAGAGGAGGGCCTGAAATACAAGGCTATCAGCCTAACGCCCGAGGATGCCGAATTTATCAGCACCCACAAGCTGACGCGCTCCGACATCGCCAGCATTTTCCGCATGCCGCCGCACAAAATCGGCGACTTGGAGCGCTCGACTAACAACAATATTGAGCAGCAGAGCCTCGACTACGTGGGCGATACACTGCTGCCTATCCTACTGGCCCAAGAGCAGGAGTACCGCCTCAAGCTGTTGCGCACCGATGAGGTGGCCACGCATTATTTCCGTCACAACGTGTCGGCGCAGCTGCGTTCTGACGCCACGGCCCGCGGCAACTTCTACGCTAAGCTCTTTCAGGTGGGCGCGTTCAGCCCCAATGACATCTTGGCCCTTGAGGACCGCAACGGCATCGGTGAGGCCGGTGACGAGCGCTTTATCCCCGTCAACATGGCCCCGCTCAGCCGCCTGGCTGAACTAACTGATGCGCAGATAGCTGGCCGCAAGGCGCCTGCCACGCCACCCACCAACGCCCCAACGCCGCCCGAAAATGATTAAGCTGCCCCAACTGCCAGAAGGCCGCGAAATGCGCCTACAAACGGCCCCGCCCACGATTGAGTACCGCGCCGTTGATGGTGGCACTCAGCAGCCCGAAGCTTTTATCGGGCAGGCTATCGTGTGCGGTGTCCGCTCCAACGTGCTCGGTGGGCCCGGCTTCCGCTTCGTGGAAATTATCGACGCGCAGGCGCTCAACGATGCCGACATCAGCAACGTGGAAGGCGTATTCAACCACAATTCCGATTGTCTGCTGGGCCACACGCGCTCGGGAACCCTGGAGCTAACGCGCACCGCTGACGGTGGCCTGAGCTACCGCATTGCCTACGACGGCAGCGACCCCGACCACCAGCGCGTGATGCGCAAGATTGAGCGCGGCGACGTGGTAGGCTCCAGCTTCATGTTCACGGCCAGCGATTCAGACTGGACCAATGAGCAGACGCCCGATGGCGGCGACCTCTACGTGCGCACGGTGCGCAAAATCGACCGCGTGTATGACGTGTGCCCCGTTACCAGCCCCGCCTACTCCGATGCCACGGCCGCCAAGCGCAGCCTCGACAGCTACCAAGAGCAGCACCCGGCCCCGCCGCCCAGCTACGAAGCCGACCACGCCATGCGGACCCGCGAACTGGAGCTAGCGGGCTACTAAGCTTTTTCACCCTCTCACCTTTTTTCTGCAAAAACCATTATGAATTACTTGCAACAGCTGCGTGAGCGGCGTGATGCGGCCCTAGCTCGGGCTAAAACCCCGTTCAATGCTGCCAAAGGCGAAAGCCGCAGCATGACGGCTGAAGAAACCACCGCCTATGACACGGCGATGGCTGAGGTTCGCAGCCTCGCAACACAAATTCTGCAGGCCGAAGAGCAGGAGCGCCTAGATGCAGAAGAAGCTGGACGTACTCCGTCTCTCAACACCCATAACAACCAGGAGGCGCGCGACTTGTCGAAGTTTTCGCTACTGAAAGTGGTGCGCTCTATGTCGGGCGGTCCCGCTCTGGATGGCATCGAGCGCGAAATGCACCAGCAGGCCGTAACTGAGGCCCGCGCTCTAGGTCAAGACGTGAACGGCGTAGGCATCCCGCAGATGCTGCTCAGCCGCCGTGATAACTCGATTACCCAGCCTACCCAGCCCGAGGATGGCTCGGCCGTTAAAGCCCAGGACACGGTGCGCCCCATTATCGACCTGGCTCGCCCCAAGTCGGTGCTGCGCGCCCTAGGTGTTACGTTCCTAGGTGGCCTGGTAGGCGACGTTGGCGTGCCTTCGCTCTCGCAGGGTGCTAAATCGACTTTTAAGGGCGAAATCGAAACGCTCGACAAGTCGAACCAGAAATTCAAGGATGCGAAGCTCAGCCCGCACCGGATGGGTACCTGGGTGCGCCGCAGCAAGCAGTTTTTAATTCAGACCTCACCGGGTGTCGAGCTCCTGCTGCGCTCTGACCTGGAAAAGAGCATTGTGCAGGAGCTGGAGCGCGTAGCCATCAACGGCGACGGCCAGGATAACGAGCCGCTGGGCATCCTCAATTACAGCGACATCCTGCAGCTGGTGCTAGGTGCCAACGGCGCAGCACCCGACCGCGATACGCTGGTGCTATTGGAGTCGCTGGTGGAAGGCCAAGACCTGGCACTCGACTCGGCTGGCTACCTCATCAACGTGGCCACCAAGTCGAAGCTCAAGCGCACGAAGGTGGACGCTGGTTCGGGCTTGTTCTTGATGAACGATAACCGCGAGCTGAACGGCTACCCCGTGCAGGTAACTAGCAACGTGCCGCGCACGCTGAGCAAGGGCACTAGCGCCAACAAACTATCGGCAGCCGTTTTCGGCGACTGGAGCCAACTGCTCATTGGTCAGTGGGGCGGCCTCGACATCACGGTGGACAACATCACGCTAGCCAAGCAAGGCCAAGTGGAAATCATCATTCAGACTTTCCACGACGTGCTAGCTGCCCAGCCCAAAGCCTTCGCAGCCGTGAAAGACATACTCACCGAGTAATCACAGGAAGAGGTCGCACCTCAAAAGCCCCGGCTGCCCTGCGCAGTCGGGGACTTTTGGGTGCCAGAGGTCTGGTTTTCACCCTTTTTTCTGCTGGTTATGAATGATACTGATGCTCCGCTGAGCAATTCGGCCGCCCCAGAAGGTGGCACTACGCCTGCGCCTGCCGCAGATGCTACTTCCACGCCTGCCTCTACAGGCAGCGACGCGCCTACGCCTGCGCCTGCACCGGCCCCAGCTGCGCCGCCAGCACCCGCCCCAGCGGCCCAAAAAGCCCCTGCGTCGGCCCAAAAACCGGCTCCAAATGCGTCCAAATCGACCGAAAACGTGTCAAAATCCACCGTTTCCGTGTCCGCAGCGCCTCAAGGTGTCGCTATCAAGATGCTGCGCTCGCATCCGGCCGTTGGCGCGTTTGCGGGTGACACGACCACGGTACCAGCGGCGCTGGCTACCAAACTGATAACTGAAAAGTTTGCCGAGCGCACCACGGCCGCCCCGGTGGTCGAACTGGTGAAACCTACCGACGCCCAGCTGGTGCAGGCCAAGGCCGCTTACGCCCGCTATGGCGCCGTGACCGACTTCAAAAACTTCCAGGGCAACCCGATGCCCGAGTTTGAGAAGCTGCCCGAGGCTATCCAGTGCGCTTGGGCGGCTGCCGCTAACCTCGAATACAGCCACAAGCCTGCCTAACCTCCGCCATGCTCACCCTCGACGCCGCCAAAGCCCATCTGAAGCTCGACCCCACTGATACCAGTGAGGATGTGCTGCTGCAGGGCTACGTCGATTCGGTGCAGGCAGCCTTCGAAATCGAAAGCAAGCGCCGGTGGCCCGTTGAGGGTGAGCCGGCGCTTGTGACGGTGCTCGACCCGACTACCGTGCCGCCTACTACCCGGTTCGTGGGCTATGTAGACCCGGCTGTGCTCAGCGAGAAAGAGCAGAAGGTAGCCGGTCAGTGGCTGCGCCTGGTGCTGGGCCACTGGTATGAAAACCGCGGCTCGGTGGCGGTGGGGCTGAACCTGACGGAAGTGCCGCAGACGGCCAAAATGCTGATGAACCTAGTCCGAGTGCCTACGCTATGATTCCTGCCGCGCTTTTAACCGCACCAATTCAGCCTTCAACTCGCTGTTTAATTGCTCATTCACTTGGCGCAGGTTTCTCATACCCCGCTCCAGAGCTGGGGCCATCTGCTTTACCCCTTCACTGATTCGCTGTACTAGCTCCGCTGTAGTAGGTAGTTGGGTTTCCATACCGCAAAATACATCAGAATGAATTTCGGCAAGTTTGACCGCAAGCTGCTGCTGCAAAAGCCTGCTGCTACCGTGCAGGATAGGTTCGGTGCGTCGAAGCCGGTGGCGAACGCCTTTGAAGACGTGGCCACGGTCTATGGTGAGCAAAAGCCAGGCACTGGTACCGAAATCTTCCTGGCCCAGCAGCAAACCGCCCAGGTTACGGTCAACTGGCAGATACGCTACCGCGCTGATGTGCGCCCCACCTGGCAGCTCATCTACAACGGTGAGCTCTACCAGATTGTGGCCGTGGTGGAGATTGGCCGCCGCACCGGCCTGCTGCTTATTACCTACAGCCGGGGGCCTGCGCCCAAACCCGTTACGCCTGCCGCCCCTGGTACTTATCAATCAAACTACCGCACTGCTTACTAATGTCGCTCGCTTCCTATACCGCCCCCGCCCAGCGCCGCGAAGGCGATAAGACGCTCATTCAAGACCTGACTGCTGCCTATAAGCAGATTCAGGACTTGACTGGGGCTATGCAGACGTTAATGAACCGCGCAGAGGTGGAACTGCCGAAGCTGGCCAGTGTGGCCACATCGGGCAGCTACGGCGACCTGGAAGACGTGCCGACCATTCCGGCTGCCTACACCGACGAGCAGGCGGCTGAGGCCAGCAAGGCCGTGGTGGATGCAGCCGTAACAGGGCTGGAAATAGGCCTGCCTATCAACGAGCAGGATTTCACCGTGACCACTGATGAGGCAGGCGTCGCCACGGACATCGGCGTGAACTACAGCCACGTCCTAGGGCGGGCCACGGCTAGCTACAACGAAACAACCAAGACGCTTACCCTGCGCCTATCGCCCGAGGTAGAGCCCCTCGTCTTGACGCTAAATATTACTAGCTCCACCAGCAGCGCCACGGCCCCTACAAGTCCGACATTTACTGCTCTCACCAGCAGCGGCTTTATCCAAAATGATGGCGCCAACCCGCTCACCTATAACGCTGGGCCGCCTGCTTACTGGCTGGCCGCGCAATCGGCCTGGAACGGTGGCGGCAATACGGGCAAATGGCCGTTACGCCTGCCCATCAATACCGCCGGGGGCCTGCGCCAGCGCGTTATCGACCCGAGTGTTTTTAACTCGCTGTGCGGCCTCACGCTGCGCACGGTTGATAGCACCAACCACGCCAGCAACGTGGTCAATATCGAGCTGTATGTCAACAACGGTAAGATAGGCTACATTCTGAATGGGACCGAAAACCTTACCAGCATCAGCATTGCGGCCGGTGAATACCTGCTGCTCATCATCGGTACGACCGTTAAGGGCTACCGTAGTGTCGATGGTACGGCGCTGACTGAGCTCGTGAAGGAATTCACAAACGTAGACCCCACTACGGCCGTGCTTTACCCCGGCCAAAACGGGCACTTCGGCAGCAAGCTCGGCGAGCCGGCACACTATGGTTTTGTAGCGTAGTAGTCCCATGGCTGTTCTTATCATCAAACAAGCCGCGCTGCCCCAGGGCCAGGGCGTGCCGCTCAAAACGAAGGTCGTAGGCTCCAAAGCCGTGCCGCTGCGCCCCCATAAGCCGGGTGGCGTGCCGTCGCTGACTTCGCGCGTGGCAGCTGGCGCCTACAACGCCAGCGGCCAGCTGCTGCGCACGCTCTACGCCGGCACGTCGAAAACGACCTCCCAGGTGCTGGGCCTGCTCAGCTTTGACGGCAAAGGCGACCGCGGCCAGACCGTGAGCGGCGCCACGCAGCTGCGCAAGCAGCTGCCCAACAAGCTAGCTGCTCGGTTTGCCGGCATCGTGGCCAACACGAGCCCGCAGGCGATGACGAACAAGATTCCGTTTGCCACCGACGACCAGGGCAACAACGTGACCGGCAGCAATGTCTGGTTTGGCTACCGCCCGTTCAACTGCCTCAGCATCGGCCGCACGGCCACCCGTGCCTACATCGGCCAGGGCTACACCGAAGGCCCGCAGTCGCACGGCGCCTTCGCGCTCAACGACATCCAGACTCGCGTTAATTACCAGAAAATTCCCGCGGCCGACCGCTTGACGCAAGGCACCTGCTACCAGGACCAAGACGCTACGCTGCTCTACCACCTCGGCTACGATGGCATTGACGGCATCGACTCGGGGCTCTCGGGTACGCTGCCCGCGTACTACCGGGACTATAAGAGCAAGTGGTTTATCTACGCCACGAGCCTGGCCACGGGCGAGCGCGTGACCTTCGCCAGCGGCACCAACTACGCCGTCATGCAGGGCGTGCGGCCGCAAATCAACTACAACGGCTACCAGTTCAGTGGCCGCTGTGCCGGCATGGCCGTGCAGAAGACGGGCAACCTACTTTTTGTCTCGCTGCCCGACACGAACGAAATCATCGTGCTCAATAAGACCACGATGGCCTACGTGCGCACCATTACCAGCTTCACCCGCCCCGGCGCGCTGTGGGTGGACTACGAGGAACGCCTGTGGGTGGCCAGCCAGAACCCGGGCACCCCCAACACAACACCCGTGAAGCTTTCGGGCCAGCCCGTAGGCGCCGCCGGCTACGGGGATGGGTTCGAGTTCAGCATTGACAAGGCCTTCGACGGCAACCCCAGCACCTACTACGCCAGCAGCGCCAACGCGCCCAATGGTTGGCTGGGCCTGTACGTGGGGCCAGGCGTGGTGATTACGGGCGTCGAGCTGCGCCCCTCGGACGGCCGCGAGGCTGACTGCATGGGCTGGATTCAGCTCAGCAACGCCAACAACAACGATGATGCGCGCGACCGCCGCACGGTCTACCAGATTGCCACTAAGCCCGCGGCTGGCCAGTTCACGCGCTACAACTTCACCAATACCCGGCCCTGGAGCTACGTGCGCGTGTTCAACCCCGGCAAGCCGCTCAAGCTGGCCGATATGGTGGTGTGGGGCTACCGGCTCACCGATACCCACGTCGTGGCCAGCTACACCATCAGCAGCACAGGCACGCTGACGGCTACCGGTGTGAGCCTTAGCGGCCACCAGGAGGTGACGGCCCTCACCGACGACGCCAACGGCAACCTCTACACCCGCGAGGGCGGCAGTAAGCAGGCCGTCTGCTGCTACTCGAAAGCGACGGGCGGGGCGGCTACCAAAACGTGGACGAGCACCGAGGGCGTTAAATTCTACTTTACCGACGTGTACGGCACGCTGCTGCACAACCAGGAAAGCCCCGCGCCACTGGCCTGCGCCCCCGATGGCTCGGTGTGGGTAGGGGACACGGGCAATGAGCGTTTGGTGCACTTGAGCGCCACCGGCAGCTTTATCGAGGCCATTTATTACGCCAGCCACTCGCGGGCCTGCCTAGTGGATGGTAACGACCCGACCCGGCTGTTTGGGGAAAACCGCGAGTACACGCTCGACCCGACCAAGCCCCTGGCTCCGAACAACGGCAGCTGGCGCCTGGCTTTCAACTGGAGCCAGACCTACAACACCACGATATACCGCTACCTCAAGGAGGTCAATACGCTCGCCAACGGCCGCACCTATGGCGTCGTGGCCCACGAGGAATTTGCCGGCCAGCCCATGCGCTACGTCGTGGAGCTTGTGAAGGGCGTGGGCGTGCGCTTCACCCCCACGGTACTGCCCCAGGGCACGCGCCTGGAGGCAGACGGCAGCCTGCTGCGCGTGGCCTACACCCTAGGCCAGGCCGTGCGTTCCTATCGCCGGGCCCTTACGGGCTTCGATGCAAACGGCAATCCGCAGTGGGCGGCTGAAGTGGCCCTGCCCGCCGGCCCCGTGCCGCAGAGCAGCGACCCGCGCGCTACCACGATTCGCCGCTTTGCCAGTGGCTTGCACGTCGTGCACGATGGCAGCCGCGTACAGGCGGGTGGCAGTCCCGACTACCACGTAGGAGGCTGGCAGGAAGGCCAGAACTACTTTCTGTTTAAAACGGCGCTGGCCACGCCCACGGACTACACGGGCGGCTATCCGCTTGATGGCAGCTTCGATACAGGCAACAACGTGCAGGACCCCGGCGGGCCGATGACGCTGCTGGTGGACAAGACGACCAAGCCCCTGCGCCTGTTCGTGTGGTGCTACATGGGGGAAAACTGGAAGGGCAAACAGTGCTGCTATTTCCACCTCATCGACGCTGATACGGGCCTGCTGCTGCTCACCTTCGGCTCGGATGCGTTCGAGAACCCGCCCAGCATGACGAGCGTGGTTATCGGCATGGGCCTGATACGAGTCAGCAATGACGTGGCCCGGCTCTACGTGCAGGAAGAGGGTGGCCGCGGCTTCCCGGTCTGGGAGATTACGGGCCTCTCCACGCTGGCCTATAGTGTAACGCCCCTGTGACATGGCCAACAAATCCGGCATCAGCTTCAAGGGCTTTGATGAGCTCGACCAGGTACTGGCTGGCCTAGGCCCGAAAATGGGCCCGCGGGTAGTCAATCAGGTACTCAACAAAGCCGCTAAACCCTTGGTGAAACGCGCCAAGGAACTCAGCAGCAACGCCGACCAATCGGGCGAAACCACGAAGAGTATCGGCGTCCTGAATAACCGCAAAAACGGCGGCATTTCGGTCGGCCCCCGGCGCGGCAATGGCTACAAGGGCTACACCGCCCACCTGCTGGAGTACGGCACCGCGCCACACATTATCCGAGCCAAGGCTGCCGATGGCCTGCTCAGCTTCGCGGGCACCTTCGTCAAGGAAGTGCAGCACCCGGGCATCGCAGCCCAGCCGTTCATGCGGCCCGCCGCTGACCAGATGCTGCCGCAGGTGATTGAGAACGCCAAGGCTGGCTTTCGGGAAATTATTGAGTCAGAGTTTAAATCAGTCTTTAAGTAGTGGAACCCGGCCAGCTCATTTACACCCTGCTCAGCCAGGCCCCGGACGTGGCGGCCCTGCTTGACTACGTGCACCCCGAGGATGGCTTGCAGCACCGCATCTATCCGCTGGTGGCCCCGCAAGGCACCCCGCGGCCCTATGTCTGCTTTCAGCTCATCAGCCGCGTGCCGGACGCCGGTAGCTCGGCGCTGTGCCGCCTAGGCGACGTGGCCCGCGTGCAGCTCAGCCTCTTTGCCGATGACTACGAAACGCTGGCCCAGCTCACGGCCGCCATCAAAGCCGAGCTGGACTACGCGGAGCCAGAGCCCGACCTGACCCTGGAGCCCGACAATCAGCACGACCACCACGACGAGCGGGCCATCTGCCTGTTTCGCTCGCTCGATTACCGCTTCGACATTCCCTAATCACCTCTCACCTTTTTTCTGCAAAAATTTTATGGCCTTAACAGTAATTAAGGGCTCCAAGGTGGGGCTCTATGTTGAGAAAGTACCTGGCAGCGGCCAGTTTGTACGCGTGCTCTGCGCCAATAGCTTGAGCCTGAACGTGACCACGGCCGAGTTGACCACCGACTGCCAAGTCGAAGAAGATGACGACGACCCTACTGCAGGCAACTTCGCCAATTCCGAGCCTGGCACAATCACCTGGGATGCCGGCGGCGAGATGACGCAGCGCGTGGCCGACGGCGCGGACGCCGACACCAACGTGACCGCTGGCAACCTGCTTGACCTGCAACTAGCTGGCGCCATCATGAAACTGCGCTACCAACTGGGCCAGCAGCCTAGCGCGCCCGCTTACGAGGGCAAGGTGTGGATTAACAAAAACGGTTTCGCGGGCGACAACAAGAGCAACGCCACGGCTTCGGTCGGCTTTACTGGCACGGGCCCGCTGCGCAAGCTTGCGGCTGGCGCCTAAACCATCAGCTAGGTTTCTCCAGAAAACCCGCCCGGCTTCCGTGGCGGGCTTTTTGGGCGAAACCCATTTCATTTCTACCTCTTTTTTCTGCCCCATGAAACTAGCAACCGACACCCCCAACACGGCCAGCGGCGAAGTATTCCTGACCGTTGCCGGCACCCAGCACCCCGTCAAGTTTGACCTGAAAGTGATGCGTGACTGGAGCAAGCTCACGGGCAAAGCGCCCAGCGAGTTTGGCCAGTTGCTGGCTGATGACTACCTCGAAGCGCTCACCAGCTTGCTGACGGTAGCCGTGCGCCGCTACGTGCCCGGCAATGCGCAATTCAGCCAAGACGACGCGACCGACGTGATGCAGGACATGCTGCCAGCTGAGGCCGAGTTAGTAGGCCAAGCGATTGCCGATGCCACCCTCACGGTAAACCCTCTGCTGGCGGCCCTGAGCAAGCAGGTAGCCGCCAAGAGCGAAGCCTTGCAAGCCCCGAACTCGAATGGCAGCAGCACCTCGACTTCGGCCTCGGCGAGCTAGAGCTGAGCCCCAAAAAGTTCTGGCGGCTCACGCTGACCGAGTTCGACTGCATGTGCCGCGGCTATCACCGCCGGGAAGTTGAGGCCTGGAAGCGAACCCGCCAGATTGCTCTGGAAGTGAAAAACGGGCTACGGCCGCCGGGCACCCGCGGCGAAACGCCCTACGAGTACCTGGCCCTGCCCGGTGACGTGGTGCCCGCCAGCACCGTGCCAGCCACGGCCGAAGAAGTGAACGACCTGTGGGCTGAGTTAGATGCCCGTGACGCTGCTATCCTATAAGTTTCTATGTCTGATATCCTTGCTTCCGTTTCCGTAGTCCTGGGCGCCGAAATTTCGGCGTTCAGGGCTGCCATGGCTCAGGCCAATAAAGACCTGAAAGGGCTGCGGCAGGCGGGCGAGGCCATGAAGGATGTCGGCACCAGCCTGAGCACCTACGTGAGCCTACCGCTGGCTGCCCTCGGCACGGCAGCCGTAGCGGCCAGCGCTAAGATGGAAAGCCTGAAAAAAGGCGTGGAAGCCATCACGGCGGCCGACCTAGGCAAGCAGGGTATCACGGGCCTGGCTGGCCTGCAGCTGGCCGCCCAGCAGGCAGGCGACCGCCTAAAAGTGCTGGAAGTGATAGCCAAGGCGCCGGGCATCGGCTTCGAGCAGGCGGTGGCTGGCGACATTCGTCTGCGCGCGGTGGGCATCAGCGCGGCGCAGTCCGCCAAGTCACTCAAGGAATTTGCCAACGCCATCGCCACCACGGGCGGCGGGGCCGGCGAGTTTGACCGCGTAACCACGCAGCTGGCCCAGCTTTCGGCCAAGGGCAAGGTGCTCAGCCAGGACCTGCGCCCCATCATCGAGGCGGCCCCGGCCGTCAGCCAGGCGCTGCTGAAGCTCTACGGCACCATCGACAGCGAAAGCATCAGTGCCAGCCTCACCAAGCAAGGCAAGTCGAGCCAGGACTTTATCGCCGTGCTCACCGACGAGCTGGCCAAGCTGCCCCGCGTAACAGGTGGCCTGGCTAACTCGCTCGAGAACTTGCAGCAAACTGCCGTGCAGGCCGCCGCCAAACTAGGCGACGGCATCAGTAAAGCCCTCGACCTGCCCAATGTTACCGAAGGCTTGGCAAACGGCATCGAGCGCCTAGGTAATGCCTTCGTCAACCTCAGCCCCAGCACGCAGAAGCTCATTGTAGGCCTAGGGCTGGCTGCTGCTGCCACTGGCCCCGTGCTAGTGGCGGTGGGCACCCTAGGGGCGGCGCTGCCCGCGCTGACGGCCGGCTTTGCCGCCTTAGGCGTTACATCAGTAGCTGCGCTCGGCCCTATCGGAATCGCGGCCGGGGCAATAGCTGTAGCGGCAGCACTCATCATTGATAACTGGTCAGACCTAACCGCTTACTTCACGACGGGAGAAGGTAGTCGGCTCTTCGCTGGCTTAGCCGATGCCGCCCAATCAGCCGCTTCTGCTATTGGGGAAGCCTTTAGTTTGCTGAGCACCAACACGGGCGGTAACGTGGGGCAAATGGTCTCGGCATTCAGTATCTTCCGAGAGTCTTTCCGAGCTATATCGGTCATTGTAACAGGTGCCCTGAATATTGTGGCGGGCGCCATTAAAGGCATCACCTCGCTACTAACAGGCGACCTTGCGAGTGCGGCCGATGGGGCAAAGCAGGCTTTCTTCGGCTTGGTTGACCCCATCGCTAACCTGCTCGGCTTTACGGTCAAGCAAACTGCTGCAACGCAGGGTCTGATTGAGAAATTTGACGCCCTATCCGTAGTTACGCCGGGCCTGGCTTCGTTGCTCAACAACCTCAGCACTACTACGCCCTTCCCGCCGGCCAACCTAGGTGGCATCACGCGCACCCTGGGGTTACTGGAGCAGCTAAAAGCCCGGCTCAAAGAAGTACAGGAGCAACGCGACAAGGAAACGACCGTTGGCGCCATCAAGGTTGATAATGCGGAAATCATCAGCCTGCAAAAGCGTATTGCTGAGCTAGACGGCACTACCAAAAAAGGCACTGATGCTGTAGCCAAGCTACGCCTGGAGCTAAGCCGCCTCACGACGCTAGACAACCTGCTAGGTGACGCACCCAGCCAGCTAGAAGTATTGGAGCGCCGTTCCGATACGCTGCTCAAGGGTCTGAAAACACTGGTAGATGCTGGCGTAAGCCCCAACTCGCGGGCCTTCAAAAGCTTCGCGCTAGAGGCGGCCAACCTAGGTCAGCAAATCGACCAGCTCAAGGCTATTGGCGGCACGCTCGACCTCAAGCCGGTGGCGGTGAAGTCGCTCATTCCTCAGACTATTGGTGATACGCTGCCGCAGGACGTAGCCCGGCTGCTGGGCGACTTCGCCAAGCAAACCAAGCCGTTCGAGCTGCCGATAGCCGTCAAGCTCAACATGCAGGCGATACTCGATGCGCCGAAGCCCTTCCAGGTAATTAATAGTGAGCTTACAAACCTAGGAAACTCGATTCACAAAGTAGGCGACGTATCAACGCTGTTTGGCGGCCAGATAGGCGCGGCTTTCGCTGGCTTCGACGTGGCCGGGCAGAAAGCCAACGCCACTAGGGAGGCATTACTTGACTTGATAGATAGAGGTTTTGGGCCGTTCGAGCCGACAGTGCAAGCGCTTTCGGCTCAACTGCGCCAGTACGCTACCGAGTCGGAAAACGTGCGCCTGCTTACGACAGGCCTGCAGGACGGCTTTGTAGCCCTAGGGTCGAGCATAGGGTCAGCCCTAGGACAGGGCAGCAATATCCTGAATGCTGGATTAGCCGCGCTAATCGACGTGCTAGCAGACTACGCCAGTAAGAAGGGTAAGCTCCTAATTGCTGACGGTATAGCCGACTTGCTGATTCCTGGCGCGCAGGCTGTAGGTGCGCTAAAAATCGCAGCAGGTACCGGTTTGATAGTGGCCGCAGGCGTAGCCAGCGCCGGAGCCGCCTCGCTGCGTAGTAGCGCTGCCTCTGGCCCTGGTGGCGGTGGTAGGCCTAACAGCAGCGCTGCTAGTGCCCCCAAGACCTATAACCCCACTACAGCGCCCGCTGCCGCGACGGGCCCGAGTGCGACCTATACCCACAAAGTCGAGATTGTTGCCAGTGGCCGCAATCTGGCAGGTGTGCTAGCAATCGACACCGACCGCTTGGGGCGTGTGACGGGCGTGCGCTAGCGAACGATATTCTTCTCAATTTTCGATTTATACCCAAGCTTACCATTCGGGTAGGCTTGGGCTACGGGCTCAATTAAGGCAAAGCACTGGCGGCCCTGGGCAATGTTGCCTTTAGACCAAAACATAGTGCTAGTCAGGCTATTGACCAGATTAACTTTTACTGTGTAATCGCCAGTGATGCTGAGCACCGTGCCAGTGGGCTCAGGTGAGGCCACTATTTTGTATTGAAAAGTGGCAGGCGACAATGTGCCGACTGGCTTAGGCTTTGTCGTGAGGTAGCCAATGTCGCTATCAATTTTGTCAGGCTCGATGCCAGCCACAATAAGCGCCCTGGCCATATTCTTCACGGCCACCCGCATGCTGTCCGTGGTATGCACAAGGATGATGTTTGCGCCCTTGAACGGCACAGGTGATTCGGCACCACTGGCGCGCAGTTCTGAGTCAGTAGGCGCAGTCTGAGCCACAGCAGGCACGGCGGCCAGCAGCAGGCCAGCGAGTAGGTAGTGTTTCATGCCACTAAGCTAAGGGCTTGCCCCTAGTTTCCCCCGCCCGGCTTCGCTTCTGGGCTAGGGTGAATCGGAGCTTTGACAAATGCAAGTCGGGCTCTTTGTACTCTTCTACTCTGCGGTTAATTGCACGCGCTTCGTTGATTACAACGACAGCCCGCGGGCCATTGTGGTGCGTGAAGAAGCCACCGACCCTGACCAGCCCAAAGGCCGCCCTGGTACCCGCCAGCCCGACAGCTGGCCCTACGCTGATGGCGAGGATATTCAGACCTTCTACGAGCAGGCCGAAACGGTGCGCATCTACGCCACGCGCACCTATCCCTTTGCGCGCATTGAGGTCATCGCCGCCCCGCCGGCCAATACCTGCGACCTAGATGTAGGCTACGACCTCACGACCGACCAGCCAGGCTTTACGCTCAAGGTCACTACCAGCCACGGCCCCTGGAGTAGCAGCCTCTCGACAGAGGCTAATTCCTTCGTGCAGAACAAGGCGACTTACGCCGTGGCTTCGGGCACGACGGTCACGGTGTACGTGCGTGATGCCGCCGGCTGTCAGCAGTCGCGGCAAATAGCCGTGGCCGACCCTGACCAGCCAGACGGCCCCACCTACGCGCCCCCCGGCGCCATCCTGCTGCTGCGCTTCACGCTGCCAGGCCTGCAGAACCCCGACTACTTCCGCGTACAGGAGTACTACTACGACCCGGCTACGCGCACCGCCAAGCGCTATTTTCCGCCCGAGTCACCAGACGGCACCCGCTACAACCGCCCCACGGAAGAAGTCATCGACCGCTGGTGCGTAGACCCCGGTGCGCCGCCCTTCCGCGAAATTCAGGTGCACCACGATGGGCAAGGGGGCATTACGCTTACGCCCGTCGATGGCGTCACGGCCTGCGAAAACAAGTGCACGCTCACGCTCACCGTCACGCCCTCGGCCGTGGTGGATGGCCGCGGCGAGCTAGTGGCCATCGCGGCCGGTGCGCAAAGCCCCGTCATCTTCAGCCTCGATGATTTCGACACGCCTGGCCTGAGCGGGGCAGCTACTACGCCGCTGCGCTACGATTTTGAGAACCTGCGCCCTGGCCGCTACACGGTCTACGTGCGCGAGACTCGTACCGGCGGGTGCCGCGCGCAAGTCACGGTGCAGCTGGTGGCCAACTACAGCGCGCGCTACCTGCACACCTTTCAGGATGCCGACAATGTAAACTGGCGCCTGCGCATCATGCAGCGCGAGTACAAAGGCCAGCCCGAAATAGTGAAGGCGCAGGCCGGGGCCGTCACCATCGACTGGCCGGGCGGCGCCACCGACCACGTATTTACCAACTTTCTGCGTGGCAGCGAGTGCCAGTTGGGCCTCTACCTCTTGTACCGTGAGCAGCTGCTACCGCTGTTTTCGGGCGATGAGCGCCTGCACCTGGTAGTGCTCGAGCGCGTGGCCGATGGGCTGCTCGTTTGGAAAGGCTACCTACTGCCTGAGCAGTACGACGTCGCGTTTCTCAACCCGCCGGCCACCTTCAACCTCTCGGCCACCGATGGCCTAGGTACGCTTTCCGATGTGCCGTTTGTGGGCACCGCCGGCCAGCGCCTGCGTGGCGACTGGACGCTGAAGGAGCTATTTCTATTCCTGCTGGGCAAGCTCGACCTCGACTTGCCGCTGAACACGCTGTTCAACTTCTACCCCAGCACGGCGTCGCTGGCCAGCCCGGCCATCGAGCAAATTAAAATTGATGTCGGCCAGTACGCCGATGACAAGGGCAAGGCCTGGGACTGCGGCAAGGTGCTGCTGGCCCTGCTCACCACCTTTCAGGCGCGCCTCTACCAGGAGCGCGGCGCGTGGTGGCTGGAGCGCCTGCCCGAGCTGAGCGCCGGCCGCGTGGTCTACCAGAGCTACGACCCCATGGGTCAGCCGCTGGCCGACGTGCCCCGTGAGCCATTGGCCGAAGTGCGCAACCCCGAAGAGCGCGGCCTGCGCTGGGTGAACGGCAGCCAGCGCCAGAGCCTGCGGCCGGCCGTGGCCACCATCACGGTGCCCGCCGAGCCCGGCGAAAAGGTGAACCTACTGGCCCGCGCCCTGCCGAAAAACACCGACCTGCCCGCCCCGCTACCCGCTAGCTGGTCGGCCTCCCCAGGCGCGCCCGTGAGCCAGCTGGTTTACCAGGGCAAGGACAAGGCCCCATTGCTGCGCCTGGTAGGCGTCAACACCAACGGCCAAACGCCACAGCTCGCCGGCTGGGTGCAAACCTCGGCCAGCACGGCCGTGCCCCTGCGCGACCTGGGAGCAGTCACGAACTACGACGGCACGTTTACGCTCACCTTCACGGCTAAGGCCTACGGCTTTACGCCCAACGCCGCGGTTACTGGGCAGAGCACGCTCTACTTCGCCGTGAAGTTCGGCAGCCGCTGGCTAGCGCCCTACTTGGCCTTCCCCGGCGACACCGAGGATATTGACCAGGTGCTGAAGCAATCCTACGTGCGCTTCAACGATAGCGGGGAAATCAAGGTGAACTACCGTGGCTATGGCACGAGCCTGACCGGGCCGCAGCCGGTGCTCATCCGCTTCTACCAGCCGGTGGGCGGGGCCACCGCTACCACGGTGGACATCTCGGATATTGAACTGAACTGGGAGCATGTGGCCGCCCAAACGGCTGACACCTATACCAGCTCCTACACCACCGACACGGGCCAGCTGGTGAGCCGGGTGGATGAGGCCACGACACTTTTCCACTCCGACACGCCCTTTGTGCGCCGCCAAGGCACGCTACTAGATGGCGCCAGCCTGCCGACCCAAGGCTGGCGCGAGGCCGCTAACCCCACGGCGCCGCCTCGCGAAGTGGGTGACTACGTGGTACGTGACCGGAACCTCTGGCAGCGCCAGCCGGCGCAGGTGCTCACCGGCGAGCTGCGCGGCGGCCTGGCTGGGCCGGGCGTGCTGCTTACCGACAAGCGGGAAGTGCGGCCGGGCGTGTACCTGCTGACAGGCGCCACCTACCGGGTGAATGAGGCGCAGTGGCAGATAGCAGGTGCTCAGATGCGCACGCTGGTGCTACCCACTGACGAACTGCCCGAGGGCGTGATACTCCACGAAGACGGCAGCCCCATACTGCACGAAGACGGCTCTTATATGCTCCACGAAAATGCTTAACCCTGGCCGCCCGCTTACTAAAGACCCGGTTTTCCCCAACCTGTTGCCCCGCGACAAGGTGGTGCTGCTACGCTCGCCATTGGATGAGCCCGACCCCACCAAGCGCAACGGCACGGCCAACCTCGATGCCGTAGCAACCGCACTGGCCAGCCGCTTGCCCGGTGACTACCTCGATATATCACTGCCTGGAGCGCAGACCTTGCCGTATGCCGACCCGCCGGGCGTGAAGCCTACGCGGCTTTATGGCATTAGTGGCGACTGGAATACGACCGGCACCAACGCCACCGTGTATGTGCAGGGCGTGCGGCCTGACGCCTACCACACCCTAGGCGTGGTGTATGACGACCAAGGCGCGGGCCAGCTGGTGGAAGTGGACGTAGTCGCGGGTACGTACAAGGAACTGAATGGCAACCTCTACGACCAGCCCGGCTATCAAACCGATGGCGCGCCAACCAACCGGCTGTTAACTGCCTCCCTCAATACGTTAGTTGCCAAGAACGTGCTGGCAAGCACAGGGGGTACTTATTCCACCGCGCAGGAAGCAATTACGGATGCCTTTCCCGCCGGCATCTACCGTGATACGGTTGTATTGAGTGGCTACCAGGACGGCTATATCCTAGGCGAGAACTCACTGATAGTAGAGGCGACCGGCGCCGCGTTCCCCGATGGCGCCGTTGCTGCTATCGGACTCGCAGCAGGCTCTACCATAGCTTTTAATCAGACGCTAAGCGGTGGCTTCTACGCCGGTGGGGTAGTTTTCTACGCGCATAATAGTAACACGGCCAATAAATTGACCATCACGGATGTGCGAATATCCGATAGTACGATCTTCAATATATTCCTAACCGAAGCGCAGGCCAGTGGCCTGTTTGATGTGATAGAGCTGGTGCGGGTGCGCGGCGTGCGCCGCACGCCGGCTACTAATCCGCTCGGCACCGCGCTCATCAGCTTCAAAGGCAACACCTACGAAGGACACCGACCCGTTCAGCTCATCCTAACAGACTGCGACCTACGCAGTACGTTCGGGCCGCTTTTCGGCGGCGTAGCACCTCGGGGCACCAAGATTTACCTGCGCGGCACTACCAAGGTTAGCGGCAGCACGCCTACCAACTTGCAGCAGGTACGCTCCGCTGACGCGGCCGGCGCTAACTCCGTGGCCTATACCGATGCGGAGATTATAGTTGACGAGCGCTCGGCTGGCTCCGGCTCCCCTGGTGCCGGTGGCTCTACCTACGTCACTGGCACCTACACCGCCCCGGCCGGCGGGCAGCAGACCATCAAGGCTACAGACCTAGCGGGCCTCGACCAAGCTACCAAAATTGTAAGTGTAGGCGTGCGCGGCGTGACTGGAGTTAGCGCCGACCCAGTACTCGACTTACTGCCTGAGCGCGACGCTAACGGTCAACTGGTTTACAGCTTCGACCTCGCCAGCCACACGCTCACGGTGCTACCCAGCGCGGGCATCGACGGCGGCAACGTGCTGGAAATAGCCTGGCTGACTGGCGGCCTGGCGGCGGGCTACACCGACGCGCAGGCCCGCGCCGCGCAGCTGAACCGCACCGCCGCGGCTGGCACTACTACCGTGACGCTCACGGCGGAGTCAGCAACGGACTACGGTACGATTGCCAACGGCAGCTTTACTGTGAACGCCACGGGCTGCGTGGTGGGCAAGTGCGTGCGCTTCGCCGTGGGGGCGGGTGCCGGGGCTCCCGTTTTCAGCAATGCCCCGAGTGGCCAGCCCTACAAGTACCTGGGCGCTACCTACGCTAGCGGCAAGGCCTTTAGCTACTCGCTGCTGGTGTGCGTGGATAGAATCGAGGTAATCATTCTAGCGGAGTAGCCATGTCAATACTGCATCACCACGCCCGCCGCCGCTTAGCCGGCTCCGCCGCTCTAGCGCCTGTCTACCCCACGCTGCCGCTCTATTTCGAAAGTTATAGTGGCCAGAATGATATGTACCGCTGGCAGAACATGGGCACGCTCGGCGGCTATATGAACACGCGCGGCAACATCGACTCGCCCGGCCGCATGCTCACCAGCGAGGCCCTGCCGCTCTACACGATTCCCTCGGGCTCGGCCTACGACCCCTGGGATATTCCCAACGTGAGCGCTGGGGCCTCGGACTACACCTTTTACCTGCTGCTGCGCGGCACCACGTTCGACACGGACAACTTCGGCGGCTATATCATCGACTGGCAGCAGCCACCGGGCGGGGGCGACCGCACAATTCTGGGCTACGCCGGCCCCCAGGGCACGGCAGAAATCGGCACGTTCTACCAGTCGGGCCAATTCACCAACATGGGCGCCGCACCACGGGCACCAGTAGACCAGCTCAAAATATTCACCTGGGTACTGCAGAACGGGCAGCCCGTGCGCGTGTACGACGAAACCGATGCCCTGCTGTTTTCCAGCAGCTTCAACTACCTGCGCGTGGCCCTCAACGGCCTAGGCCAGCCAATTGGCGCGGGTAATCTCTCCAACCAGTCGCTGGGCACCTCCATTGGCTCAGGCCGGCCGGCCTCGGCTGATTTCGGCGGCTTCGCCCTGGATACGGTAGCGCACACCACCAAGGCCCAGCGCGACGCAGTACGGGCAAAATGGCGTCAAGACCTCAATTTCTAAGCATTATGCCACGCATTACTTCCCCCCGTCAACACATTCGCATTCTGCTGCCTGACATCGTACTGGGTGGCACCCGCATCAAACAGGTCGGCTTTGTCATCGAGCAAAACTGGACGCAACCGCTCAGCACGGGCGAGGTCAGCGGCGTCATCGTGGTACGAGTCAAGCGCTACGCCTTCGATGAAAGCCAGCCGGAAGGCCTAGGCCCGGAGCTGGCCGAGTTCAACCCCCGCCAACCTGTGCGGCTTATCGGCACTAATGACACGCTGCTCTACGCCAATAACGGCGAGGTAGCCCTGCAACGCACCACCGAGAGCCCAGACGACTGGCAGGCCGCCATCGAGGCGAAAGCCGCGGAGGCTGAACCTCGGCCGGTGATTCTGCAAGGCGACGGGCTGGAGCTCATACGCGAGCAGCCGACCGTCATCACGGCTGAAATCATCCGGCACCTGCAAGCGGCCCCCGCTTACCACTGGGCGCCCAAAGATGAACAGGGCCAGCCTATTCTACCCCATGCGCCCGACCTGGCCTAGGCTGCTGCTTTTCGTGCTGGCCGCCGCCCTGGTGTGGTGGCTCACCAGCCTATACCCCGCCTTTTTACTGCCTGACTAATGCGTACCAAGGACCTGCTTTTCTTTCAAGCTGTAGGGGCCCAGCTGGGCCTGCCGGTGGGCCCGCCCGACCCGGCCAGCATTAGCGCGCCCGAGCCGGCGGCGGTCAGCGACCGCATTGCGGCGGCTGTTCAGCCGCTACTCGCCACCATCGAGCAGCTTACCAGCTTGCTGAATGGCAAGGCCAGCGCGAACAGCTTAGCCGACCTGCGCCAACGGGTTACGACCCTGACCGGCACGGTAGATGCAAAAGCCGACGCCGCTACCGTAGCGCAGCAGTTTCAGGCCAATTTCGAACTGGACCAAGGGCAGGCGGCGGCTATTAAAGCCGCGCAAGACCTGCTCGCCAATGACGGCAACCTGCTGGCCAACCTGATGGCGGCGCAGACGCAGCTCGGCAACCTGCTGACTGGCCTGCGCACGGATGTGGACCTGAAGGCCCCCGCCTCGACAGTCAGCGCGCTAACAGGCGAAGTAACCAAGGTGCGCAACACAGTAAACGACGCCAATACGGGCCTAGCTGCTACCAAAGCCCTGGCTGACACGGCCAACACGGAAGTAGCCAAGCGCCTGCTAAAAACCGGCGACGTAGCCACCGGGCCTATCATGGTGCCGAAGGCGACGCAGGATGCCGCCGCCCCGCGCCTAGAGCAGACCTACGGCGGGCTAAACGCACCGATTCGCTACGCCACCGCCGTGGGCGCTGCGGCCGTGGCCATGCAGCCGGGCCCGCTCACCGACCCGACGCCCCAGGGCCGCAAGGCCAAGCCCTACAATGTGATTCTGACCATGCGCAGCGCGCCCGCCGCGAACCTTGGTGCCACTATCACTATCGGCACTACCAGCGGGGGCAGTGAAGTCTTTAGCAAAACCTTCCTGCTCACCGCCTTGCCCGGCCTAAACGCGGTGCTAGCCCCCATGCAGCCGGTCTTTATCGAATTGCCCGCTGGCACCACGCTCTACGCCAAGGCCACGGCTGGCCAGTGGGACGTGGAAGTTCTCTCTTACTACAAATCCTAGGACTATGTGCTGCCCTCTACATCCCGAGTTCGACCCCAAGCTGCTCAAGCCTGTGCATGTGAGCGGCCCCGAGCCAACTGGCCTACACCCCGAAGACCGCCAGCGCCTTGAATCCGAGCGCACCAGCCTACAGCGTGAGCTCGCCACCACCCAACGCGGCATTGACCGCCTCACCCACTTGCTCGCTGCCTAATGCCGTTCCGCGCCATCTATTCAGAAACCATCAAACTGCTGGGCTTTCGGTCGGGTGGCGATTTCCTGTCTTCTACTATCGGCGTGAAGCTCTACAGCGGCGCCGCGGTACAGGGCCTAGCCATTGGCACGTTCGTGGCAGGCCTTACGGCCTTCTGCACCCGCTGGATATGGAACCCACCCAGCGCCATCTACCTGCTGCTATTCCTGGACCTAGCCAACGGCCGTTACGGCTACCAGGTGGCCAAGAAGCTCAAGGGCGAGCCGTTCCGCTGGAGCGAGTTTCAGCGCCTAGGGGGCATTCTTATTTCGACCGTCATCGTGATGGCCGTGGTGCGCAATGCTATCAACTCCTATCCCTACTACGACTGGATGGCCGACCTCGTGTTTGGCTGGCTCTTTACCACCAAGGCCCGCAAGGTGGTCGAGAAGATGGTGGCCCTCAAGGTGCAAGAGGAAGGGGCGGCCAGTCTTTTCCAGTACGCGCTCAAGTGGCTGCTTAATTCTAAGCTCGGCCCCATCCTCGTCGATTCGATTCAGCAGCCCCCGCCGCGGGCGGCTGCCCCGGCTGAGCCCGACCCGGCCACCGACCCTACTGCCACTCCCTAAACTTTTTTCTGCAACATGCCTACTAAAATCGCCCGCCATGCGGGCATTACCGCCGTCCTGGGCTTTCTGCTCATCCTTGTGGTGCTGGTCACTGCCTTCAGCTGCAGCACCCAGCGTCAACTCACGCCCGCCCATCCTCACAGCGAGGGCGCGGCCTACACCCCTGCCATGCTCACCGAGCGCCACGACTCGGTAGTAGTGCAGCCCGCGCCCTCGGTGCTCGACAAGCTGCTGGGCCGCACGCCCGCGCCATTTGTAGTGGCTACCGTGCCAGCGCGCATCGGTAAGAAGTCAACTATTAATGTGTACAACGCGCCAGCTACCGTCACTACCCTAGGTAAAAACGCCACGGCAGCCGTGGGCGCGGGTGCCAGCACCATCCAAACGGGCAAGAAGTCGGGCGACATTATTAAGGCCGACAGTGGCGCCATCGTGAGCAAAGTAGCGGGGCCTGGCAATAATCAGGTTACTCGCGGCAACAACAACGCCCCGCAGCTCAGCGCTCCTGTACAAGAAGCCAGTGACTGGCGTGCCGAACTGGCCAAGCCCGCGGGTGAGGTAGCCGCCTCGGCCGTGGGGCTGCTGCTGGTGGCAGGTTTGGTCTGGGCCGTCATCGCTTACAAACGCCGCAAGGCACTATCCCCTAACCAAGCCTAAGCGATGCGCCCGATTCAATGGCTTGTGGTGCACTGCACCGCTACCCCGCAGAACACGACGGTGGCCAGCATCCTCAACTACTGGCGCACCCAGCTAGGCTGGCAGAACCCCGGCTATCACATCGTTATCGAGGCAGATGGTACGTGCCACCGGCTGCTGCCTGACGAAACGCCTAGTAATGGCGTGAAGAACTACAACGCCCACGCGCTGCATGTGTCTTACGTCGGTGGGGTAGATGCCCACGGCCGCGGGCTCGATACGCGCACCCCGCAGCAAAAAGCCGAGCTGCGGCGCATTCTACAGCGCTGGAAACAGCAGTACCCAAACGCTCGCATTCAGGGCCACCGGGACTTTCCCAACGTGCATAAAGAGTGTCCCTCCTTTAATGCCAAGACTGAATACGCTACCCTCTAATCTTTTTTTTCTGCCATGGTAAAGTACCTCATCACCGCCGCCGCCTGGGCCGCGCTGAGCTATCCAATCTACAAGTTTATTGCGCCCTGGGCCGTCATCGTGTACGGCGTAGTGTCGCTCATCTGCTTGCTCGTGTGGGCTGGCACCCGCAAGGGCTCGACGATTAAGCGCAATGGCTAGCCTACTCTTCGCGCTCTACACCATCCTGAGCGGGGCGCAGCAGGGCATCATTACTTGGCTGTTCCGCGAGTACGTGCCGCCGGCGCGTACCGACTGGGTACATGCGGCGCTGCACTACGGCGGCGTGCTCATCTATTTGCTCATCGTAGGCTACGTGGTCTACCTCACCCCCGACCCCTCCCTCCTAGGGGTGGGGGTGCTGCTGGCCGAGGCCACGGCCGCCCGCGCGCTGCTCTTCGACCCGTGCCTGAGCTTGAGCCAGTCGTGGTTCAACTATCGCGAGGGCCGGCCGGCTGAGTCTCTATTTAAGGTGGGCACCATCGCGCTGCTCGACCGGGCCCTGCGCTGGCTGGCCAGCGAGCTGGGCATGAAGCCCGAGCACCTGAGGCTAGTCGTGTGGGTAGTGAGTCTCCTTGCTGCATGCTCATTGTCAATTGTTAAATGAAAAAAGGCCAGCCCTATCAGAGCTGGCCTTTCAAGTGGTGAACTAGAAAGACAATTGCGCTGCCTTTCTACTATAAAGATAAAAAGCCTCGACCATACTGGCCGGGGCTTTTTTATTGATTAAATAGTAATACGCATCTTAGGTTGTTTAGGCGCTGCTGAAGCACCGAAGTATGTTTCTATATCCTCCGAACTAAGATGTAGTAGTGCTTCTATTTCTTGTTGACTGTAACCCATCTGCAAATGGGTATCAACCATTACTTTCGCTAACACTGGATATTCATGACCGAATTCAACAGGCTCATTTGTTCTATATCCTTCGTATCCCATTTTAGTAATCAGTGTACGATACTGATGGTCTGGAATACAATTTAATTTTTTGGCTCGGAGTAGTAGCATCTGCATTGATACTTTCCAAAACCGTTTCAGTTCACGAAGCCGTCGAATGTCTAACTGGCGCAGATAGCCATGGACTTCCATCTCGGGAACTAACAATTCTGCTGCGAAAAGATTAGCTTCATCTTCAGTATCCCTGTCTTTGTTGATTGGCTGGTCGAGGAAGTGCATAGTCAAATGCCCAATCTCATGCGCAAGAGTAAAGCGCATCCTATCTGCAGAAAGGGTTTTGTTCAAGAAAATAATAGGTTGACCATCATCAGCTACGTTGGCAAAACCATTTATGGATTTGTCCATATCTAGATGGATAATTATCACCCCATTCTTTTCAGCAGTTGATGTCAAGTTTGCAATAGGCCCTTTCGGAATCTGCCAGTATTGACGGATATAGCGAGCGCATGCTTCTGGGGTACCATTTGCTTCTACATCCCACTTCAGAACATTATTGCCTGATAACTCAACTTCGCGTAATAGCTCACTAACACTAAAACGACAAATGTCCATTTGCGCTTCAGCTTGGTAAAGGGATTTTTTAGGAATCTGTACTAAACGGCGGTAATAAACAGTACGAGGTGAGAATGTATCTTTTTGTTGTGAAAAGAAAGAAGTTGGAAACTTCAACACATCAGCCAGGAGGTCGACGAAAGCGCTCGTTACCGGATGCTGGTCGCGCTCTATTTTGGACAAAGTGCCTTGCTCAACAGATAAGCGTGTAGCCAATTCTTTCTGTGTAAGCCCACGAGCTTCGCGAGCAAGCCGGACCATCTGTGCATTGATGGGAAAGCTATCAGAATTTCTGTTGATAAACATCATGGTTTAGGAGGCTTTTTTACGGGGCCGCACCAGCTCGCTTGGATTGACTACCGGAGCAACAGGCTCTTGCGTAAATGGAATATCAAGTGGGTCTTCACCAGTACCACGGCCGACATTATAAAACCACTTCCCTTCATCTTCATCCATGCCTACTAGCTGCAAATCTGCTAGTTCGCCACTTGACTTTAACCTATAGGCCGCGTAGACACTTTCTAGAGGCAGTTGGCCAAAGAGATTTGCAGAGGGGTTCCTAAACCCCTGCTCTCGCTTGGTACCATTATTAGTAGGGAAAGTAAAGTCACGATTCATTTTTTGGAATCGCACTTGAACCTTGTCTTGAAAAATCAAAACAAGAGAGTGGTTTGGCCCAAAATCAACGCGTACACCAGGTACATCGCTAAACAACTGGGCAGCCCATTCAGTGACCTTACAGTGTATCTCAGGAGTGCGATAGGTATTATGATGCGCTACTGGCTCCCGGATAATATTACTTGTAAAGAAGTTGTGGCAATCATCAGTGGCCTGAATACCATTCTCTACGGCGGTCATGAACAGCCTTCCGTAGTCGGCAAAGAATGCGTGAGCATCTTCGGAAGAGTTTAGAAAGAACATCGAGTATGTTTTAGGTGCATTGGGTAGACCAAAGGTAATGGCATTCCGCAAATTTCCTAAAAAATATTCCGCAAATTTCCTAAAAAATATTCCTTGCTTATTTCTTTCCAAACCACTTCCCCCACTGCTCAGGCGTCACGTTCGTCGTGCGCCCATTGGCCAGCTGGATAACCACGCGCCGCACGGGCACCGGGTCGGCGCCCTCCTCCTTGGACGGCACTAGCACGTCTTGCTCGGCTCCTTCATAGCGAGTGCCCAGGATGAGGCCAGCATAGCCGTCAAAGCCACCGGGGCCGCTGGTGGAGCCGATATAGGTGCGGGATTCGGTAGTATAGTCGGACATGGCTTCTATTGAATCTCTTCTTCTGGCTTTTCGGAACTCCATTGGATGGCGCGCTCTATGGCTCGCACAACGGCAGCCTTGCCCACGCGCTCTGCCTCCCCTGGGTTCTCTTGCAGATAATAGTTACCGAGCTTCTCAGCGAATTTCTCAGGGCCTAGCTCTTTCAAGTATCGCCATGGAGCGCTTACCACAATGTGATTTTCGCTGAGCAATTCCTGTTGGAATAAAAATTCTAGTGGGTCGGCTTCAATATCTCGAAGGGAGACGCCAATCACAAAATGCGCGTTTGATTCCAT